CGGCGGCCGCCTCGCTGACCTACATGATCGCGGGCTGACGCATGCCGGACGCCGACGATCAGCAGCCGCGCGCGCTGCTCATTCCCGGCCTGCAGGGCGCCGCAGAGCAGGCCCGCGATGAGGTGCGCCGACTGCAGCAGCTCATGCTGCTGCGGGCGCTCGAGGTGATCCGTGCTGCTGACCCCCCAGCAGATTGAGGCGCTCCGCCGCATCATCCGCGACGCATCCGTCGCCGTCGCCATCACTACCTTTGGCCTCGAGGTTCCGGACGAGGAGCTGCAGCGGCTGGTGCGCGAGGGCTGGGTTCGGGCAGAAGACCTGCACGATCTGGCCCTGAACGCCTACGAGGTCGGGCGCCTGCGGGCCATCGCTCCGGACGCGGCGACGTGGAGCTTCGAGCGCATCCGCCAGCACCTGGCCGAGCAGCCGGCCGAGCTCACCCCGGCAGAGACCGCCGCGGTTGACCACGCGCGCGCCCGGGCCGGCGAGTATTGCGTCGCCCTGGGCAACCGCGCACAGGGGGAGGTTGAGCTTGCCGACGTGGAGATCGACCAGGCCTACGCGGAGAAGCTGGCCACCGGGATCAAGACCGAGACGTCGGAGTCCCTGGCTCGCCGCGAGTCGGTCGGAGAGCTGCGCACGCGACTGCGCCAGATGAGCGAGGACTGGTCCCGCGACTGGGACCGGATCGCGGTGACGGAGAGTCACCTTGCATGCGAGGAGGGCCTGTTCGACGCGCTCGAGGCCCGGTACGAGGCGCAGGACCAGGGTGAGCCGATGATGGCCAAGGTCCCGGAGCCCACCGCCTGCGACGACTGCCGGCGGCTGTACCTGGACGGACGCGGCCGTCCGATGATCCGGCCGGCGAGCTGGTGGCGGGGCAACGGAGACAGCAACGTTGGGCGGAAGAAGAAGGCGGAATGGCAGGCCGTCTACGGCGCCATGCACCCCTTCTGCCAGTGTCGGGCGACGGAGGTTCCCCGGGGGTTCGCGTTTGATGAGTCCTGGGACCTGGTGCCGGAGAGCATGGCCAAGGGGCGCCTGCCGCTGGTGATCGCCTTTCAGCGGGCGGACCTGCGCAAGGCCGTTTTGGCCGCCCGTCCGCCCGGGCAGGGCTGGGCCCCGATCCCCCACGGCAAGCACGGGGGCTTTCGCCGGCGCGGTCCGGACGGGGAATGGGACCACTGGTATCCCTCGGGGGTCCCCGGGCACCGGCAGCACCTCGAGATCTCGCACGCGGAGCACGATGATCGAGTGGCGGACCTGCGACCGCGGGTGAAACTCGGGGGCGAGTACGAGCGCCGCCCGGGCGACTACTCGCTCGTCATGCCCGACCCGTCGGAGCCGGGAAAGGTCCGGATCCAGAATTATGACCGGAGCGGTTTTTTCGGCCACCGCACTTACGCCACGCTCGAGGAGCTGCTTGACGACAACGCCCACGACCAGTGGAAGCTGGCCCCCGGCACCCTGGACGCCTTTGCCGCGGAGCCCGAATGGGCCGAGGGGATGGCGCGCGCGCTGGTCATGCAGGTGATCAACCGGCTACCCAGCGAACGCCAGGACGAACGCCGGAGCATCGAACGCGCGATCGAGGAGCACGGCTGGGCTGCCACGGCGGACGCGCTGGGCGGCTGGGCGGGCAAGGGTGACCTGCCCAGCCTGCACAAGGCTCATCGCGCGTGGCGGCTGCACAAGGCGCGGCGGCTGGCCCGGCAGATCGTTTGGCGGGGGCTCCCGATCTCAATCGAGACCGATGCGGGTGAAGTGCGGCACTGGTACGACCCGCACGAGGGCCGCCACGGGCAGACGCTGGTGCTCTGGCCCTACGGCTACGTCCGCGGCACCGAGGGCGCCGACGGCGACCAGCTTGACGTGTACGTCGGCCCGGACGAGGACGCCAAGAAGGCCTACGTGGTCCACCAGCGCAAGGGCCCGGAGTTCACCCGGTATGACGAGGACAAGTGCATGCTCGGCTTCCCCACGTGGGAGACCGCTCGCCGGGCCTACCTGGCCCACTACGACGATCCGCGGTTCCTCGGCTCGTACACGGCCGTCCCGGTGGACCTGTTCGTTCAGCGGGCCAGGGACGGCAGCTACCGCAAGGGCAAGCGGATTGCGAAGGGCGGGGAGTACCCTGGCAGCATGAGCGACATGGGCGCCCTGGGCACGGTCGGCGCGGGGGCCTGGGCGATGCAGCGCGACGCCCCGCCGCCCGTCCGGCCGCCGGGCGTGGCCGCGGGCTACCCGCCCGGGGCGCGGGACAAGCGCAAGCGGCGCAAACGGCGCAAGCTCCCGCGGCAAGCCAAGCCCGTGGGCGGCGGGTACATCGCCGGCCATGCCCGACCGGTGATCGTTCCCGATCGGGCACCCGTGGACGTGGACCCCGGCCGGCGATGGATCGATGCCCTTGAGGACCAGATCAGGAGGCTCCCGTGAGCTTGCACCCCTACCTCGTGATCCGGCTGGCGCTGTGCCGGCCGGAACTGCTCAAGGCGCTGCAACTCGACCTGTTCGGCGGCGCCGACGTCGCGTCAGAGCCGCGCGCGCAGCTTTCGCTGTTCGGTGGCACTGTCCCGGCGGCCCCCCGGGCCCCGAGGGCGCCCCGCCCGGGCGCTGGCTCGCACATGCCTCCGGGCGGCGGCTGGCGCCGCACACCGAAGGGGTGGGCGCGCGGGCATGAAAACTCGAACGATTACGAATGGCGCCCCTACGACTGGCAGGAGCAGGAGGCCCGGGCCGCGCTCGAGGAGCACAACCGCCGCCACGCGCGCGCGACCCCCATGGACACCCGACCCGGAGGCGGTGTAGAGTCAAAGCATGCCGACGAACGACACGAGCCCGGACCTGATTTACGCCCCGCATCCGTTCTGTCAGGCCATGACGCCGGAGGACCGCACGGTGCTGTTCCTCAAGATGGACCGGTGGCGCCGGGAGGAGCGGGAGCGCCGCGCCCGACCGTCCTCGACGCTGAAGCCGATCCTGTCCCGGTAGACTCCGGCTTCCTGAAGACGCCCCGGGGCCCGGAAGTCACCCCCGATCCGGCGGTGGCGCTCTGGCCCGAGTACCTTCCCCCCATCGATGACGACTGCCGGCTGCCGGAGAGCGTCCGGAACTTCCCCCGGCCGTCCGGCCCGTTCGCCAGCCTCAAGCCCCACCAGACGGAGGCGGCCGAGCGGATCTTGACCGCCTGGAAGCATCACGACGCCTTTCTGCTGCAGGACGAGGCCGGGCTGGGCAAGACGCTCGGGGCCATGGCTGCCATGGTTGCGCAGGGAGGCAAGCGCAACCTGATCGTGGTGCCGACCGGCGGCAAGGCGAACATGCTCGCGCAGTGGCAGAAGGAGGCTGGCGACCTCTACGGGATCAAGTTCAAGTCGCTGGCGGAGCTGGCGGCTGACCCCGCTGCGGATGGCTGGTGTATCGTCGCCTACAACGACCTGACCCGCTACGCCCGCGACTCCAAGGGGCGGATCATGAAACAGGGCAAGGTCACCGTCAGCGCGCCCGAGCCCGCGATCTTCAACGACCTCAAGTGGGACACCGTGGCGTTCGATGAGTGCCAGGCACTCATGAAGCACGGAAAGACGAACGAAAACGGGGTGTTGCTGCAGAAGCACGCTGAAAAAGTGCTCTATATGTCGGCGACGCCGTTTGAGCGGCTGACCGACATGCACTACCTCGTGAAGCTCGGTCTGTGGAGCGAGGAGCGGGAGCAGCTCCTGCAGGAGGGCGTGACCGACTACGAATGGGAGGCGTTCAAGGCCTTCGCGATCAAGGCCGGCGCGGTGGTCAAGGGCGGCACGATCGGCAACCCGTCGTCGCCGGCGCCGATGGCCGCGATCGCCGCGAAGATGCACTGCGCGGGGATGAGCCTGAAGCGCGGGGCCAGCCTGGCGGGGATTTCGAGCGTCTTTGATAAGGTGGCCGCCGAGACGCACCCGCGACTGCGGACGCAGATGGAGGTGGCGAACGAGATCGTGGGACTGGCTGAGGGGATGGTCCCGGCCTGGAAGATCAAGGCCGCGTTCAACCTCTGGGCCCAAAGCGCGTGGGAGGCCGAAAAGACCGACGACGCGATCGCAGCCGGGCGCCGGGCGCTGGCCGAAGACCCCCGGCGGCAGCTCGCGTTTTACACGTATTTCCGGACCTACAATCACGGGCACCTTGCAGGGCTCGCGACGCAGATGGAAAACCGGGCGCTCCGGATCGCCGACTCGGAGAACCCGGCAAACCTCGCAATCGCGAAAGACCTCATGATGCGGGCGGGCATCATCCGGGACCTGCTGGCGAACAAAATGCCGCCCCAGCGGAACCCGACGCAGGAGATCTCGGAGGCGTTCGGAGGGGTGGGGCACGTGGCGCAGATCCACGGCGGCACGCGCGCGGAGCCGGCCGAGGAGCAGGCGGCGTACCAGCGGGGCGAGAAAAAGGTGGTGGTCGCGACCATGCACCGCGGGGGGACCGGCGTGAGCCTGCACGACACGAAGGGGAGCGCCCCGCGGGTGCAGATCAACCTGGCGATCCCATGGGGCGGGGTCCTGTTCACGCAGGTGTCGGGGCGCTCCCATCGCCTCGGCAGCAAGAGCGCAACCGAGATGCACTGGATCGTGGGCGACGACCCGTCGGAGCAGCACCTCGCGGCGTGCGTGGCCGTGAAGCTCCGCTCCATGGGCTCGCTCTGCACCGGCGACCCGGAGCACCGTCCGGACGCTTCGGAGATGGCGCAGTGGGAATCCAACGCCGCACTGCTCGAGTCGGACGACATGGCCGAGACGCTGGAGTCTGTGACCCGCCGCGCCGAGGAGGAACACGCGATCGAGGAGTCGCGCGACGCGGAGGGGGAGGCGGCCGACGCCAAGAACACGTTTGCGGCGTTCGCGGCGCGGTGGGCGGGGGGCGAGGACGTGATCCAGACCCGGGCGAACGAACGGGCCGTGCGGCAGAAGGCCGAGTCCTGGAAGGACGCCCGGCGAGCTGCCCAGCAGCTTCGCCAGGGCGGCGGGCTCACCGTCACGTGGCGGGCGGGCCTGGGAGTCTACGAGGTGGACGCCGAGGGGCTGACCGAGCCCCAGCACGCGATCATGAAAAAGCGGGACGTCGGAGGCGTGCGCCAGAAGTGGGGAGGCCGCACGGTCATGGCCTACCACGTGAAGCCAGAGGGCGTGCGCGAGCTGAGCAAATGGCTGGGGCACGACCACCTGCAGGTGACGCCCCCCAGCACGGAGCGCCTGCAGGTGGGCGAGTTCGGCCGTCTGGACGCGAAGTTTCACGCGCGGGACCTGCGCCTGCAACTCATCGACAGCGACGGGGAGGGGGACGTCTACCTCATCACGGGGAACACCTTCAAGGTGAAGCGCGCGTGGAGCCAGGACTACAGCACGCCCAAGCTGGGGACCTGGAGCCCGGCCCTGAACGGCTGGCTCACGCGCAAGGCCGCGCTGCCGAAGGTGCTCGATCGGGTCGAGGGCATCTACGCGGACGGGACGTTCTCGACGGCCTACCACGCGCGCGGCCCGCGTTCTTTTCGCCCCCGGCGGTGGTAGTCGGTGCCGTCCCCGCTCGCATGCCCCCACTGTGGCGCGGCGCTGCTGCACGTGAGCCGCAGCCCCACCCCGCGGATCAAGCTCCGGACGCGCTGCGTGGCGTTCACGGCCGCGGGTGCGGAAACCGCTTGCCGCGAGTGCGGGCGGGACGTCCGGCTGGACATGGCGGCCATTCAGCGGCTGGTGCAGGGCATCGCTCAGAGCGCGCCCTTGATCGTGGGGCTTGACACCCCGGATCGCGCCCGGTAGTCTGCCACTTATCCCCACGAGGCCCATTCAGAGGGGCGGGGCAGGAGCCACATGCCTGCAGCCGCCCACAACCGATTCCGCTTCCACGTCCCGCTCGAGACCATGGAGAAGGGCGACGCCCCCCCGGGGCAGGAACTGCGAATTGGCGGCTGGATCAGCACGGAGCACCGCGATCAGGATGACGAGGTCGTGCTTCAGGACGGGCTGGACTTCAGCTATCTCATGACGAAGGGCTGGTTCAACGACAACCACAGCCAAAAGGCTGTGGACGTCCTGGGCTACCCAACGAAGATCGAGCGCGGGACCTACAAGGGCAAGGCCGCCACGCGCATTGAGGGCTACCTGATCCCGGACAAGCGCGGCCGCGAGCTGTACGGGAAGATCCAGTGGCTGGCGAAGAATGACTCCCCGCGGAAGTTCGGCTTTTCCGTCGAGGGGACGATTGACGAGCGTGGCGGGACCGGGGGGAAGCTGGTCAAGCACGCGCGCGTTCGCCACGTGGCCGTGACGCACTGCCCGATCAACGCCCACACCGAGCTCGAGGCCCTGGCCAAGGCGCTCACGGCCGGGAGCAGCGTCGGCGCGCCCGGCACCGCCACCGCCGGTGACGGATTTGCCCTGCGCACCGAAAGCCTCGAAGGCGTGCCGCACTCCCTGACGGAGCCGCGGCCCAAAAAGAAAAAAAAGAAGCGCGCCTCCCTGACCAAGGCGGAGGCGATCGCCGTGATCCAACGGCGCCTGGGGTTTCGACACGACGCGGCACTGCGCGTGTACGCCCTGGTCGCGGGAGAGTAACGAAATGAGCACCGGTTCGAACTTCGATGATGCGGCCGCGGCCTTCGCCGCCCAGCTTCCAGGCCCGGACGTCCTGCGCAAGGGCGAGGACGAGGACGAAGATCCGCCCGAGACGGACGACGACAACGACAAGGACGACGACAAGGACGAGGCGGACGAAGACGCGAAGAAGGAGGAGGACGAGGGCAACGACGCCTCGAAGTCCATCGACCAGGGCGACCTCATGAAGGCGCTCGAGGCGCTCGAGGCGGCGGCCGCTGGCACCGGCGGGACCGCCGACCGGCGGGCCTACCTGGCCAAGGCCTTCGGGGATGGCACGATCACCCCGGACGAGCACGCCGAAATGGCCAGCATGGCGACGGGCGAGGCCCCGGAGTTTCTGCACAAGTCCTTCGCCGAGCTGGCTCAGGAGGATGAGGCGCTGGTCAAAGGCTTCGAGGTCTCCGCCTTCCTCGAGGCGCAAAACCTCCAGATCACCTCCGCCCTGGACGAAGTCCGCGAGCAGCTCGCGAAGAGCGAGGGCCGGCGGGAAGCGTTCGACGGCGCGCTGGTCAAGAGCTTCCGGGCCATGGCCGAGGCGGTCGAGGGCATGACCCGCGTGCAGGGCGCGCTGGCGCAGCGCCTGGGCGTGCTCGAGAGCCAGCCGCTGCCCCGCCGCGCCATGGCTGGCGGGCACCAGCCGCTCAACAAGGCCGGATTCGGCGCCGGCGCCGACGGGGGCGAGCCGCTGACCAAGGCGCAGATTTCGCAGGGGCTGAACAACCTGCTGCACAAGACCGCCGCCACCGGGTTCCGGACGGCCTCCGGACTCGACGTCGGGAGCCTGGTTACCGCGTTCGAGGTCGATGGACCGGCCGCACTTCCGGCCGCGCTGATCCCCGAGCTTCGCGCCGCCCTGCGCGGCTAACGTCCGCGCAAGCGGCAGGAGGATACTCTCATGTTTGAAGGCGTTTCCTGGAATGATTACGCGGGCATGCCCAGCGACCCGAACCTGGGCAGCCCGGAGTACCTGAGCGCCCTGCACAAGGCCCTGCAGGCCGGCGCGGCCATCGGCGCGCCCGGCACCGCCACCGCGGGCGACGGGTTTGCCCTGCGCACCGAAAGCCTGGAAAACTCGCTCAAGGTCGTGACCTACAAAACGACCGAGGCCCAGATGTGGCGGGCTATCAGCAAAGTGCCCGCTTACAACACCCAGGAGGAATTCAACCAGCTCGTGAGCTACGGGTCTGGCGTCGGTGGGTTCATCGGCGAGATGGAGCTTCCCGACACCGACGACTCGACCTACCGCCGGGCGTACGTCCAGATCAAGTTCATGGGAACCACCCGCGGGGTGAGCCACGTGATGCAATTGATCCGGCCGGCCCACGGCAACGTCGTGGCGCAGGAGGTGGTCAATGGCACCGCCTACCTGATCCGGCTGCTCGAGCACAAGCTCCACACCGGTGACAGCCGCATGATCCCCATGGAGTTCGATGGCGTGGCCCGCCTGATCGAGGCCGGGGCCCCGAACCCGGCCCTGAACGTGATCGACATGCGCGGGCTCCCGCTGAGCGAGGAGATGCTCAACGACGGCATGCTCGTGATCAAGGGCGAGCCCAACTACGGGCAGGGCACGGACCTCTACATGCCCGACGGCGCCTATGGCGACCTGGCGAAGGCGATCTACCCGGCCGCGCGGGTGAACCTCCAGCCGGGCGGGCAGGGCTGGACCGACGGCATGATCGGGCTTCAGATCCGGGGCTTCCAGTCCCAGTTCGGGCCGCTGATTTTCCACCCGAATACGTTCATGCAGTTCGGCCCGACGGCCCCGACCACCGCCGCGGGAAAGTCGGGCAAGCGGCCGGACACGCCGGTCCTGTCGGTCGCCCTGGCGGCCGGCGCCGTCGGCGCGGGCGAGACCAGCAAGTTCGAGGCGACCGACGCGGGCGACTATGTCTACACCGTCACCGCCCGCAACCGGTTCGGCTGGAGTGCGGCCCTGGCGGTCGGCACCGTCACCGTGGCCGCCGGCCAGAAGGTCACATTCAGCGCCGGCGACGGTTCGATCGCCGGGACGTGCTTCGACGTCTATCGCTCGGACAAGGACGGCACAGTCACTCGCCGGGCCTACAGCGTCGTTCGCAGTGGGGCCGTGACCGTGATCACCGACCTCAACGACGATCTGCCCGGGACCTGCAAGTGTGAGCTGATCCAGCAGAACCTGGAGTTCTTCAGCTTCAAGCAGCTCGCCCCCATGGTCAAGGTCGACCTGGCCGTGGTCACGACCGCGAAGCAGTGGATGCAGCTGATCTACGGCGCGCCCGCGCTCTACGCCCCGGGCCGTGGAGTGGTCTACAAGAACGTCGGGAGGGCCCCGGGGAGCGCCGGACGCGACAACGCGACCCTGTACGGCTAGCGGACGCTGACGCTATCGGCCCTGGGTAACTGGGGCCGATAGCCTTCCCCACGGAGGCCCCCCATGAAGGTCCTGATCCATCATCGCCGGCGACGCAGCCCCACCGATCCGGGGCTGCTGACCGTCGGCGCCACGCAGTACCAACTGGACGAACGCGGCATGGTCCGCGTGACGCCCGAGCACGCGGCCGCCATGCTCCAGGGCTCCATGTGGCGGGAGGCGACGGCGGCGGAAGCGGCGGCCGCACAGGTGGACGTTCACGCCCGGGCGGTCGAGTCGACCTCGCTGCGAGAGCAGCTCGACCGTGCGCTCCAGCGGCAGACGGCGATGGAGGCCGAGCTCGATCGGCTGCGCGCGTTCAGCCGCGACCTGCAGGCGGTCAATGACCAGCTCGCCGCCCGCGTTCAGCAGTCGGAGGCGCGCGCGCAGAGCCTCGAGTCCGCGCTGCCAGCGGCAGAGGAGGACGTGCCGGGCGCGGGGCTGGAGGTGGAGGAGGACGGCCCGACGGACGAAGACGCCCCCCTGGTCGACGACCTCGGCGGCAAGACGCGCGAGGAGCTGCTGCGGCTGGTCGAGGCCGAGGGCGTGGCCGGCGTGGACAAGCGCGCGAGCACGGCAAAGCTGCTGGCCGCCATCCGGCGGGCCAGGCGAGGTGACGCATGAGCGGCAACCCCCGGAACCGTCTGACCACGAAGCGCGGCGAGAAAGTCGACGCCACGCTGGTCGACGGCGACACCCTTTTCAGCTTCAAAACCACGCTTTCCGGCGCGGCCCCCCACGCGGTTCGGTTCGTCAACTTCGACCTGCCGAACATGGCCGATACGGTCTACCGCATCATGATCCACGGTGAGACTTCCGCGAAGGTCGACGAGTCCAGCATCACTGGCGCGGGCTTCGACCTCACCGGCGGCGTGGCGGGCGAGGTGGTGCACATCTGGATTCACGGCACCCGCACTGCCGGCATCGCCGGCACGCCGCAAGCGATCTCCGGCGGCACCGCCGGCATCCACTTCTACCGCGTGCCGTCGGACATCCAGACGGCCGCTTTCGGCTGCGCCGCGTCGGCCGCGTGGGAGGACGAGGACCTGGTGGCGCTGCTCAACGCGGTGCTCGTGACTCCGATCGTGACGGCCCGGGCGGTCTACCTGGTGGGGGCGCTCGAGGTCATTCGGGACGACGCAGTGTCGCACGTGGTCCTGTTCGCCGACGGTGGCACCCCCTCCGGCGTGGACAAGGTCCAGACCTGCACGACCCCGCAGGCGATCGGGAGCTATCTCGTGCCGGTGGAGCTGATCACGGACGCGTCGGGCAATATCAAAATCCAGGTGGACGACAAGGACCACGTGACCTTCAAGTTCCATTTGAGGGCGTTCACTTACGCCTATAACTCCGCGATTTCCTAGCAGTTGGCCCCGTTGAAGGGGCAGAAGGAGTGTCTGAAATGACCGTCGAAAAAGGAACCTTCATGACGGAGGAGCGGTTCGCCACCAAGCGTACCCCCTCCTACCCCAAGACCGCGACCAAGGCCGCGGCGGTGAATGCCACGCAGGAGTCCTGGGCAGTCCTGACGGACCTGAACGTCGCCCTGGCGGCGGCCGGAAAGGACCCGATCCCCGTCCGGGCGATGAGGCTGGACGGCGTGTTCCTGATCAACAACAAGGACGGCGCGGCGCACGACTTCTACTGGCAGGACGGCGGCGGGGCCGACGGGGGCGACGCGCAGATGAAGTACACCACCGCGGCGGGAATCGCGGTGTACCCGGTGGATGCGACCGTGATCACGGACGCGACCGGGAACATCGAGATCAAGGTCGACGTCGTGCTCCAGTGCGACGTCAAGTTCGTCTGCCGGGCCTACCAGGAGGTCCAGACCGCCGCGGAGTAGCCGCCGGCGTGATGCAGCGGTAGTCGGTTTCCCCTTCGCCCCGCCCTTCCCCGCACTCTGGGAGGGCGGGGCCATATAGCCCCACGGAGCACTTATGTACGTCGTCACCGGCGGCATCCCAGAGATCATCAAGGGCTCGGCGGCGGTGGGGGCGTGGAGCGCGCACCTGCTGCGCAAGGGCGTGGCGAACGGGCTGGTGCTGGTGAACACCGGCGGCAACCCCTTGCGAGTCGCGTTTTCAGTCCCGGACCGGGACGCGGACGTCTACTGGACCGTCGCGGGCGGCGCTACCATCGGGCCCTGGCCGGCCGAGTTCGGCGGGCTGCACGTGCAGTCGACCGGCGGGGTGACCACGTTCGAGGTTATCGCCTTCGTCCGGCGAGGATAGGGTCCGCTCGCCGTGAACACGCTCGCCATCAAGATCGATCGGCTGGACCTGTGGCTCAAGTATTACAGCCACATCGAAATCCACACCGGCCCGAGCGCAACCGGCCCGTTTACCGAGTTCACTACCGCTGACACGCGCATCCCGCTCATGCCGGGAGTAAGTTCCTACCTCTGGGAGGACCCGGTCCAGCCGGCCGGCACCTGGTACTGCTGGCGCGGCGTTCATCGCGCGACCGCCCTCCAGGGGCCGCTGTCGGACGCGGTGCTCGGCTGGGATCCCGCACTGTCCAGCCATGTGTTGAGCGTGCAGCAGCTCAAGGACCACTACCTGTTCGGCGTCGACCTCACCGACGCCAACAACACCCCCTACCCCGATAGCCTGTGGCAGTGGTCGATTCGGTTCGCGATCGACTGGCTGGAGGGCCAGCTTCCCGGCCTTCGCCTGGCTCCGAAAACGATCGTGGACGAGCGCCACGACTACTTCCGTCGGGACTGGCAGTCCTATTGCCGACTATCGCTCTTCGAGCGGCCGGTCCAGAGTGTGTCGGCGCTCAACGTCTTCTACCCCGCGACGCAAACGCCTTCGGTCACGATTCCGCCCGAATGGATTCGCCTGGACGGCGAGGGCGGGACGCTGCACATCGTTCCGGCGTACGGCGCACTGGCCGGTTTTCAGATCGGAGCCGGAGGCGCGATCCTGCCGCTGCTGCAAACGCAGGAGTTTGTCCCGCAGGCCATCGGCGTCGACTACGTGGCGGGCTTCGCGAAGGGCGCTCTGCCCTACGACCTGCGGGAGCTGCTGGGCAAGAAAGCGGCGTTCGGCGCGCTGAACCTGGCGGGCGACCTGCTGGTGGGAGCCGGCATCGCCTCGGTCAGCACCGGCACCGACGGGCTCTCGCAGTCCATCGGGACCACAAGTTCGGCCACCAATGCCGGCTACGGAAGTCGGCTAATCCAGTATAAGTCGGAAATCAAGGAGCAGCTGCCCGTGATGCGCCGCCGCTACCTCGGCGTTCGAGCGACCGTCGCGTGATCACCGGCCTGCCCAAGGGGACGAAGGGCCGCCCCGTTGTCGGCGTTCGGCCGGAGCAGTACGAACGTCAGATCCATGGACAGGGCGAGCGTGTCTGGTGGTCGCGTGGGCT